GCCGATTAAAAAAAGCCTACGCGCCACTGCGGCGGCTGGCTCGATTCCAAGCGCAGATGACTTTCGAGCTGCCTCAAAAGCCGCGTGCTGCGCTGGAGTAATTGTGAATGAGATTTTCTTCATTGCGCTGCGATTAAGACCAACAAGAAAAAGACAAGTCAACCACTTTCTGTCCAAGTTGGAATAATTATTTTACGACTGAAACCAGATCATGACATTCCAGCTCATACTTAAATCTTTGGGCCTTCCGGCTCCTATAACCGAGCACCGATTTTATGCTGAACGCAAATGGAGATTCGATTTCGCGTGGCCTGATCTGAAAGTGGCGCTTGAGGTGGAAGGCGGAATCTGGACTGGTGGCCGGCATACTCGCGGTAAAGGTTACCTTGCTGACTGCGAAAAATATAACCACGCTGCTGCGGCGGGTTGGTGTGTTTTAAGGTGCACTCCGACGACTCTGATGAGTGGGCCGATGCTGGATCTCCTGGCGCGCGTGCTTAAAGATCGGCTCGGTAAAGTCGCAATTTAAAAATTACCTTCATTTTTTGGTTCTGCTTATTCTACTGTTGGCCAAAGCGGATTCCCATGCGGTCAGCATATCCGCCGTCCAGTTACGGTTTCCTTTTTCGAGGTCGCTTAGGTGGGGGGCGCTCACGTCCATGCGGCGAGCGACCTCACGCAGCGAAAGCCCTAGGCACTCGCGGAGGTAGCGAGCATATGCGCCGATTCGCTTCTTCTCGTCGCGATGCAGGTTTTTCGACTTCCGCAGCCATTCATCATTCGCCACGACGCGAGAACGGAGGGCCAACCAGGCGCCAGAGCCAACAGGCGCGGGCGACACGTTTTTGGTCGGTTTTAGTTCAGTCGTTTTCATAGAGTATTCTGCCGCTCCTGCGGTTCAGTTTTAACGTCTTTTATCGCACCACATTTCCGCATTTTTATTCCAGCTTCGTAGAGGATACGAACAACAAGAGTGCGACTGAGTTTTGTGGTTTTCTCAACATGATCAATACCTCCATCTGCGTAAGCATTGATAACGCGAGCGCGCAGAGCTGGCGGGTATGGGTTGATTTTTACAGCGTGCAACCAGGAGCCGAGCGTGGTCGGTTTGATCCTGTGCTTTTTAGCAAATGGGTGAAAATCGCGCTCGTCCTCTGGCGTGGCTAACCACTTTTTCAAGCAGTCATCGCGGCGTTTATTCACGCGAATTTTAATCGGCTTAAGCGCTTTTGGATTCGGCAGATTTACCTTTATCCGGTTAATGACTTTTTTTTCTTCAACGTCTTTGGCCTGCTTTAACATCAAGATCCGCACGCGTTCAGCGCACAATCCCACCGGAGTTGATCGTGCTCCGCATCGCGCCAGCATGATGTCGGCCATATCAAGAATTGATGTGCTGCGTCCCTCTGCCATTAATCTTCCATTCCATGTGCTCATATTTTTATTGGTTAAGTGCGGGCCGGAATGGCCTGCATTGGACACGCTAAGCACACCGCATCTTTACCTTCAACTTAAAAGCAAATGAAAGTTTCCGCCTCCATTTTTAGCTCGCATTATTCGGCAGACAAAGCTTTGCGCGAGGCGATAACATGGACAAAAGATAACGGTCTGTGCTGCGGACGTTGCGGTGGAGAAATGCTGCTTGGAACTTTGGATGCCGACCAAGTTGCCCGAGCCTGTCAGGATTGCCCGGTGGTTTCTTTCCAGCCGTCTTCGTCGTCTTCTTCATCATCGCAATCTGCGGCAGCTTGATCGGCCAGAATCTTGAGCATGGTTTTGCAGTGGGCCTCGACCACCTCCATGCTGGTCTTATCGCTCATCTCCACCTCGGAGGAATACGTGCGTTCACCATCCACGTGACTGTATTCGACGCGAAAGGTGAGGCGCATGGAAAAGCTATTTTAGCCGGCGATAAATCGGATAGTTTAAAACACGACCATTCAAGTCGGACTGCGGCCAGTTTTTTTTCTCAAGAAGACCAGCGGCAATTGCATCGGGTATCATCCGGCGAAGTGAGGTGGTCGAGATGCGTTCCTTTTTGGCGAGCGTGTGAATGGTTTCCCAGCCTGCTGGAATTGGAGCCAATGGTTTTTTGGCTAAAAGCGCGGAACGGATCGTGGTCGCTTCCGACCAGCCTGCGGGTGTTGGAATTTTCTTTATTGTGTGGCTCATAAAACAACGGAGTCGGGTGTGGGTGGCTCAAAAATGCAGGAGCGAACTCGGGGAATCTCTCCAGCGTTTTGGCCTCGGAAATCAAGGGCGAACACACCAGGATAAGTGCGAGCCTGGCTGACAACTTTGTGGCCAAAACGAGTGAGTGCCTGCCAAGGTGGAGAGACAATCACGATGCCTTTGTGGTTTCCACCGTGGTCGAATTTGTGGCGATGCGCGCAGCAAAGAACCGTTGGGATCGGGTCGCCGGCACGGGCCGCTTCAAGTTGTTCCTCGGCCAACTGAACGCCGAGCTGTGTGAGCGAGAGCGCAAGTCGGGTTGAGGTTCCAATGTGGTGCCTGAACACGCAGCGGGTTTCGTTTACATCAAGCAAGAGGCGATCCCATGCACCAGCACCATCTGGCGTTGGCGTGGCTTTCAAAGCTTTGCCGATTGCGTTTTCAATACTGCCAGTGTGGCATTCGGTTCCTCGAACTATAAAAACTTTTGACGCATCCTTGGCCAATGGGGTCAGAAGCTCGATGGCGGCACCTACGTGATCGGCCACGTCAGGCGAGATTATTTGCATCGTGCGGTGATGGTTTCCCTCGATCAAATCGCCATTGATAACCAGCGCGAATGAATCGCCATCTGCGGTTTCAAGAATCCATTTTTTAGTCTCAAGCCAGCATGTCCAAAGCCACTGCTGGATGGCGTTATGCTCAATTACGTTTCCTTCCAATGTCTGAAAACTCGGTGGCATCACGGCCAGAGTTGAGCCGCAATGTAAGTCGCTCAAAACAAATACAAGTTTCGGGCGTTTGTTGGTTTTCATAAAGTGAAATCAGGTCTGCTTTGAGCCTTCAAGATGCGCGACGCGAATTGAGACTTCAGCGATGGCTGCTTCGGCTGCTACGACTCGCGCTCGTAGCTCGACCATCTCACGCTCGGCAGTTTCGTGCCGTTGCACTGCAAGGGCCGATGCGGTGTTGTTGGCGCTTTGGCCTTTCAGAATCCACACAATGCCACCGAGGACTAAGCTGGTAAGGATTGTGTTCACATCGAGCGTTAAATTCATGAGGCGTATTGCTTAAGTGATACCGTAAATTAAAGACGTGCGCGGATCTCTTTGATAAGTCGCTTGTGATCTGCATCCATAGACCGGGACAAAGCATTCTTGACCACTGTTTTTGCGGCATCATCAAGCGAGTCGATGGCCGAATCCACGGCTGGAACGATGGTAGTCAAAGCATTTTTGAGTCGGCTAGACTCAAGCTCGACCTTGCGAGCGAGCGTGCCTTTTTCGTAAGCGTGCCACGCAGCCCAGCCAAGGGCGAGCAGAGCAACACCGGAGGCGATGGCAATGGCCGGCATGAACCACGGCTGGGAGATGATTTGAGCAAGACCTAGCGAAACCATGCCTACCAGCGCACCGACTGCGGCGAAGCGAATCTGTTGCGCCCAGGCGAGCAATCCGGCGATAGCCAGCGCACCGAGACCAAACCAGCGAAGTGTGGCGACCTGCTTTTTTTGTTCGGCGTCCTTGAGGTTTTCAATCGTTTTTCCGAGGTCGGCAATACGATCTGTGAGTTCTTTGATCTTTGCGTCGTATCCACCGACCAGTTTGGCTACATCTGCGGCTGGTGCGGCGGCGACGGCTGCACGTTGAGCGTCTGTGTGTGGCTTGGCTGCGGGTGCGATTGCGTCGATTTTAGCGGCCTCAGAAACGATGGTGGTGTCCTTGCCTTCTTGACTCGCCAGAATGGGCTCGGATTCAACGGCTGGCAATGGCTTGGGCCTGGTATTGCAACCGGTGAAGAGCAAACAAACTCCAAGTGTGCAAAGAGAGATGATGAATGGAGTAATACGGCAGAGCAACAAAGCCGCGAATGCCTTTAACAAATGCCGGTTAGCGCACCTTAAATGATACCAAGCTTGAGCCGTTGGCTTGAGCGGTGCGGAGTGCTGGCATTTGCAAGTCATACAAATAAGCAAAACAGAAAATAACTTAGCCCAATGATGGCTCCGCTGGCTGCAACGGCCAGAGCCATGAGAAATTGCAAAGCATCTTTTTCGTCGTTCATGGTGCGAGTAGGACTTCCCAACGGTTGGCTGAAATAATCCCGAGTTGGTCAAGTGCGGAGGTCAGCGAAGCAAAGTCTTGGTCAGCCTCGGAGATGATACCCTCGCTTTGTGCAATCATTTTAGCACGGATCGCGGCGGGGTGTTTTGAGGCATCTAAAGCTACGATCTCGGCATCGGTGAGGCGGCGGATAACAGTTGCACCAGACTGCGTGCGTGGGATGCTCGGTGCATCTTCAGAAGGTGCGATAAATGCAGCTACCAATGCACGGTATTCGTCCAACGTCATCGACGTGTAACCGTCAATGGGCGTATCGGTTTCAACGACTTCAAATGGACCAGAACCTTTTACTTGTAATATCATTATCGTGCCGTGGTGAAGGTTTTGAGATAGTAAGTGTAATCGACATCCATCGTGCGCGCTGCGGCAGCACCTACGGTCTTATAAATGCCACCGCCAAGCCTTCCAGTGTTAGTTGATATATTTGTTGTAATGGCAGCTCCAGTAGCCACTCCATCAACATAAAACTGCGCGCTTGTTGCGTTCGCATTCATCAGCGCACCGACACGATACCAAGTATTAGCTACAACGGTTATTCCAGTATCAACGGTTGTTTCAGATGAAGCAGACCTGCAAACTCCAAGAAACTTTCCAGAGTTCACGTTATCGGAATAACGGATGCTGAACATTTCAGTTGAAACTGAAGCATTCGCTGAAGCGCAGCCAACGTGGACTATAAAGCGATTTGTTGCATCTGAAAGAGTAGGAATGCGAATGCACCATTCCCAATATAGAGTTCCATCGTTAAGGAGATAAACTGCATTATTTGTAGATGCGTTATCTAGTCCGTAAAAACCAGACGCGCTGGTTGCTCCAGTTGAAAGACGGTTAATTCCAGGATGCGATGCTTCACTCGCTTGATCTGCGATTGATCCACCTGAACCGCTTTGTGCGCCCCAAACAAAACCATCTGACTGCTGAAAGCCAGAAAGACGTCCCATGAAATCCGTATAAAGCATGGACATCGTGCGACGGGACAAACCATTTATTTGAGCCAGTGTTGCTGCATTGGTTGCGGTTGGTGCGTTGACCGCATTTATGCCGATGCCTGGCACTGTCCCAGCCGTGGTCGTCGTCGCTTCGGCAGGAGTCACCCAAGCATCATCGTAATTTGTGCTGGAAACTTTTGTCAGCACTTGACCTGCCGTGCCGCCGGCGGGAATCGCGCCAGCATCAATGCCACCGACATTCACCGTCCAGATGGCGTAAGTGCCGGAGCCGGTGTGCTGGTTTACATCCACCACCAGCACACCCGTCGTCGAGTTGTAACTAGTGACCCCTGCGTGCATATGTTTGCTCGCGTCATAAGCAATGGTGATGTCCTGCGTCGGTGAATACGCAAGGCCCGTCCCAACGGTGAGAGTTTTTGCACCGTTGCCGATTAAAAGTGAGGTGGTGGAGCTGGTCAGGTATCGGTCTCCTACTTGTGAAGTCAGCGCATATCCGTCAAAGTCACCAACGCGAGCAATGGCATAATCGTCACGAACAAAAGTCAAATCGGCGGGAAGACCTTCACCGTCTGGATGGTCTGTTCCCGTCACCCATTGAGTGTTTGCAGATGGATTAGTTACCGAAACTATGTCCGCAACCGAGCGATAAATCTCACCAAGACCTGAGCTTAATAACCAAGTTCCGCCTTCTGGAACAAATAAATCGCCTTCGCCCGAATCGTATCGGTTGTTTGTTCCGTCCCAAGTGAAAACTGTAGAAGTGTATAAGCCATCCGTAGTTGAGAGCGAAAAAAGTCCTGCATCGTCTATGGTCAATACGTTTGTCAGACTCAGACCCACATTGCGGGTTGCTGCGGTGCCGAGGCCGAGGTTGGTGCGAGCGCTGCTAGCGTTCGTCAGGTCGGAGAGGTTGGCGGATTTTACCAGCAGACCGCTGGTATCTCCTCCACCACCAGAATCGACACCACCACCCGCACCACGTGCCGCAACGAGCATCCACTGCTTTGACTTTTTAGAGGGCGGCTGGGTGGGGTTCTCGACAAGGGCGATGTAGGAAGACCCGTTTGAGGAGACGTAATCAAATGGCTTGTATTTCTCGCTAGGCTCGTAGGCTCCGCGAGGGTTGAAAGACTTTGGTGCATCAGCCTGCACCGATGTAACGGCTAGCTCTGCTTTAATCGCGGCAATCTCGGCTGGGATGTCGACAATTACATCCATCCGACGCGAGAAATTAATCTCAGCCTGCTCGTTGATTTTAGTGAATTGATTGACCACACGGCCAAGCTCGGCATTAAACTGCTGTCTTTCGGAAATAATCTGTTCCGATAAACCTTGAACGGTGCTAGAATTTTCTTCGCGGGCTTTTGTGAGTTGCTCTGCGAGTTCGTGCAAATCGGAGTTAAACTTCTTCTCCGCTTCTTTGGCCTGCTGGCTGGCCTCGGTCTTCGACTGCTCAAGCTCCTGAATACGCTTCAGCGATTCAGCCAGGCACCGGGCAATCTTGATTTCGCGAGTGTTGGCCTCGTTCAAACATTCCGCGATCTGAATCAGTTGTGGGCTCATTTTTTGGATACGTTGAAACCAGAGAGCAGACCGTTAAAAACTCCGATTTCGTGGATCTCGTTTTCAAGTTTTTCCACCGTGTCCAAATTGTTTGAAAGTCCCTTAACTCCATCAACAATGGATTGCATGGCTGCAGCGGTAGTTTCAGGAGGTGGAAGCGAAGCCGCAGCCGCTGCCGCACCCACCTCAGATCCAGCCGCAGCCGCAGCGGAAGGCGTGGACGGAAGCGAAGAAGTGGTGAGGCGGATGGCGGTCTCGGGCACGCCATAACGGGCGGCAAGCTCGGAGACCTTCGCGGCCTCAATGGCGAGCTGCTCAAGTGTGTCCTCGTAGTCATATCCATTCTCGGCGGCAATCTGCTGGCCGGACTTGATGCCCTGGCGGTTCTCGTTGAGATTGGCGGTGGATTCGCGGCCCACGTCAATCGACATCCGTGCTGGCCAGCGCCAATCGCCACGCAAAGCACGACGCAATGCCTGCACTGCGGTCTCTCCCTCCTTGGCAGGAGGCGGCGGGATTTCTCCTTCAGCAATGCCGATCAAAATCACATCATTCTTGATCGGGTCGAGCACCTTGTCGGAGAGCACACCACGATGACGATCCCATACACGATCAGCCTGGGCGAACTCGGCGCGCACGTTCGGGCCTTTGTAGCCCTGCGTTCCAAAAAGAACGCCACCGGGGATTTTGAGGCCCATGGCGATCTCATCCATCAAGTGCTCGACAAAGCCGGTGAAAGCAGACGAGGGGCGCGATGGCATCACCTCCACTTTGTCGGAGGTGTTGAAGTATTTGATCATTCCCATCTCGGAGATCTCGTCTTTGCGCTGCTGACCGTTGTCGAGGGTGAGAGAAGGAGCGGCGCTGAAAGCCTGCCGAGGCGAGGCTGAACCACGCTCATTGAACACTAGCGCCGCTTGCTGGGATGCAAACCTGACACCAACCTGCTCAGCATCAAGGATGCCTTTGAGCATCCTAGCGGTATTGATCACCGCGTGAAATTCCGTGACGCCACGGTATTGGTCGGCACGGAATGGGTCAAAGTAATGGCAGAACGCACGGGCGGGAATATCCTCAGGGTTGCTGTATGAGCCGTTGCGGTCGCGTTGGAATACGCGGTAGGCGACAGGCTTTCCAAATTCATCGACCACGATGCCGTCGATGTATTTGTCAAACATCGAAATCTCGTTTGGGTTTCCAATCAGATCGGCGGGAACAAGTTGAAGCCTCAAACCATCAGCAGTCTTGCGAATGGCAAAGCCGCAATCGCCGTCCACGGGCCGCATTTGAAGCGCCATTCCGACAAGCTGACGAAATGAGTGCCGGCCCGTTACGTCGGCTTTTTTGCACCACGCATGGAAATACTCAGCGATGGTTCGGTCGTATTCACGGTCAC